GCATTCTTCTTCGCATCTTCTGCCTGTTGTTTTGCTATATTCACAACTTTCAAAAGTTTGGCTGTTTCGCTCTTCTCATTCAAGAAACTTTGTGAGTATTCTTGCTGATAAGATTCAAACAGTCTGCGACCAAAGTCGTTCTTGCGAGCCGCTTCAATGTCTTCTTTCAATTGAGAAATTTCTTTTTTCAAAGTTTTCTCAACCAATGAAGTCACTGCATCTGCACTTTTTGTGATGAATTTTGATCTCATCTTTTCAAAATGTGCTTTCGCTTCTCTAATAAGACGTACTTTCGTCTCTGCAACGTCTTGTTTGTCTTCGTTAAACTCTGCTATTTCTTTAGATAGAGCATCAACTACAAATTCTTCAAGTTTGACAAAATTTTCTGCCATAACTTTCTGGTCTGCATGTAACTCGCTGATTTCAGATTTTAATCTCTCGAACACAAAGCCTTTAAACTTATCTGAATCTTCTTTCATCTTCACAGCATACTTGGCTTTTTGCTCAGCCAACTGTTTACGATCTTCAGCAAATTCAGAAATTTCTGCTTGTAACTTTTCATTAACCATAGCATCAATGGCTTCAACCATTTGTGCTTTGTCATGTTCATACTTTTTCGCAAATTCTTCACGAAGTTCTGAAGTTACATTCAGTTTGTTTTCAGCCACTCTGTCGTTCCAAGCGGTCTCAATCTCTGCTCTGATCTCTTCCGAAATTGCATTATTCTCGAAGAGTGATTTCAGTGCATCTAACATTAGTTTTCTCCTACTATTTGAGTCCGTTGATTATGTTGACCAACGCCTCTTTTAGATATTTTTGTGCCTTTGTGTCCCTTGCTATTTCTAACGCCTTATATCCACCTTTTGAATTCATAATTTGTTCGTAGATTGGAGTTGGATAGGCTCCTGGTGCACTTGGTTGTGCCACAACATCCACTGTGATAATTTCAAAATCTGATACTTCACCGGATCCGTCTTCTTTAACGTTACCAGAACCCCTTGATGAAACTCCTAGTTTAACTCCGCTTTCCAGCATTGTTTTAACCAGTTGTCCCATCGGGGTTGGTAATATTTTTAATTTGCCGTATCCGTTTGGACCATCCATCCACATTTCACTAATCATGTGGCTAACTCTGTCCAAGTTTATATTAAGACCTTCCGGATGATCAACTTCGCCTAACACTGAGTATCCACCAGTTATTTGGTCGTTAAGTGTGCTGACAGCCCTACCGATCTCATTAACGGGGTACACTCTTTGGTTAGCGTTTTTCACACCACCTTGAATGCAAATACCCTTCATGTAAAGGGATTTTCCGTTCTTTTCATCTTTGGACTCAACGACTATTTGTGCTTGGTCGAAGGTCAGCGTCTCACGTAATGATAACATCCACTATGTCCTAACTTTATTAACTGCCAATTGTTGACTTCGCAGAAGCATCATCTTCTGGTGTAGTCTTGGCCTTTGGCGCCGCAGACATTTTAGCCTTTGCACCTGGTTTATTAACATTGCCTGCATCTTCTTCTTTAGGTGCAGGTGCTTTTCCGCCAGTTTCTTCGCCACCTTGTGCGATGTTACCGGCTTTGCCGCCCATGTCATTTTTGCCAGCAACTGGAGATTTTGTTGAGTTGTCTGAACCATCAGTGTTTGATGCACTAACTTTGTTCACATACTCTCTAATTTCTTCTGTTGCAGACTTTGGTGCTTTAGACTCAACTGCTTGTTGGTCACCAAGTTCAGGAGCAACTTCTACAGTTTCTCCCTCTGCCGATTGATCAGCAAACGCTTCATCTTCTTTCTCTTCTTCAGAGTCATCAGATTCTTCGTCGCCTTCTTCCTTGTCAGACATCATCTTTTCGAATTCTGCCTTAAGGTCATCAATAGCATCTTCTAAATCAACAACTCTGTCTTCGATTTCTTCTTCACCGTTTTCAGAGTCATCTTCTTCGCCTTTGTCCGCTTCGATGTCACCGATCATGTCGTCTGTAGCATCTCCGCCCATTTCTTGCGAAATTTCTTGTTCAGCAGGAATTTCAAAAGTTTCTTCTGCTTTTTCTTCTGCTTCGTCAGTAGTTTCTTCAACTTTGTCTTCTGCTTTTTCAGAAGCGTCTGTTTTTTCTTCTACAGCGTCTTCTTCTTTTTCAGAAGCATCAGTTTTTTCTTCTACAGCGTCCTCTTCTTTTTCAGAAGCATCTGCTTTTTCTTCTACTGATTCATCTTCTTTTTTATCTTCTTTGGCTTTTTCGTCAACTTTAACGTCTTCTAAGTCGCCTTCAAGAAGATTTTCATAAATCTGTCTAGATTTTTCTACAACAATATCGTGGAATAAGTCTTCAGCCGCTTGTTTGTCATCGGCCACGAGTTTTTCCAACATTGCTTCGAACTTATTTTTTTGTTCTGACATTTGTTTTCTCCCGTATGTTAAGATTGTAGTTCTGTCAAATATTATTTAGTTTTAATTAGTCAAAACGGTAGGTAATAGGCCCAAAACGGCCCGTTTCGTTACAGGTTGTGTGTGTTCTTGAACTCGGAAACAGTAATCTCACTGTAATTCGCGTATTTTTGTAAATCTTGCGCCTTGAACGTCGATTTACTATCTCCGACTACTCGTATATATCTCTTTAAAGAATTTTTTTGTAGTACAATACAACTCTGACGCATCCAGTTTCCGTGGTATGTGGCAACATCTGAGGTCTTTTTGTAGTTGGGTGTGTTTCCAAACAGGTTGTTCAACTTGCCATCCTTGGTGCCAACATAGTCAAAGCCCAGGATATATATGGTTTGGTGGGCATGTTTGGAGGCTAGATGCAGTGCTGTTGGTCCAGAAGACCAACCCAGTGGTGGTGAAAAGTAGTTTAGATTTTTAAATTTCTTGAATGCTCTGTTTTCGTTGGTCCACACAGGCACTTTGTGTTGGTAGTTGTGACCACAGATTTCATAAATCATTTTGGCATCCACAGCCACCAAGTAATCTGGATCAAACGATCTATACACCGCATTACAGGCATATATTTTGCCGTAGTCTTTTAATGGTTCTAGTGGAATGTCTCGTCTACTGGTGCCGTTGCCCAGAACAAACGCTGTGGACATTATTACATCTCTGCTTGATTATTCACAGAGTACATCTGTCTAACAAATTCTAATTCTTTTTCTTGTTCTTCTTGATGGAATTCGCCTGCTTTGCGAGCTCTGTTGATTTGCTTAAGAGTTAATCTTGTTTTGCGTGTGTCATCTTTTGACACAATAGACTGATCATATTCTGAAGAATAACCTTTGTTGTCGCCATTCTCCATTGTGTTTTTGTCAAAGTAAAAAAGTTCTCTTAAAATCATGATAATATTTATGTAGTAGGTGGTGTTTCTCCTCCACCGCCTGTTTGATTTGGAGTAGGAGTTGATGTACCCACGGGAGATTGGTCTCCTGTTGGAGTTTCTTCTGTGTCTGCTTCTTGATCAACTGCACCTAGGTCAGCATCAATGTTGGCTCCGCTGATTCCTGCACTTCTCAATTCACCTGTGCTTTCAGTTGGTCTGGCGCCTAGTGTTTCATCGTTTTCTTCTCTCCACAATCTTTCGTTTTCTGCCATCTCTTCTGCTGACAATCCTAAGAATCTTGAAAGAGCATAACGTTTGCTAATTTCAGGCACAGCACTTAATTGTGTAAATGTTCCAATTCTCTGGTTGTCAAGTTCTGCTTGTCTGTATGAAGCAAAGTTCATAGGTTGTTGCAGTTGCAAATCAAACATAGACGTGTCTATGTTGATGCCTTTCTCTAACAAGTATCTTTTGAACTCAGTGTTAAACTCATCCACAATTAAATTTTGCAGTCTTTCACAGTATTTGTTAAATCTCAATTCTTGAATGTATGCTGTACCAACTCTACCATCATTGTATTGACTGTTTGAATCATCTGCACCTGTTGGCAAATAACTGCTTGGTATTCTTAAACCTCTAAACAGTTTGTTTGTAAAGAATTTAAGGTCATCAATCTCGCCTAAGTTTGTGCCACCAGGTAATGTTTCAACTTTAGAACCCCTACCTTCTGCTGTTTGTGGGAAAAAGTAATCTTCATTGGTTGATAATGGATTATATGCTGAATCAATTACACTTGTTCCGCCACCTGTTGCTGAAGGAATACGTCTTTGGTGTATTTCTGTTTTAACTCTTTCAACAAATTGCATAGCCAAGTGACTGGGCATGTTACCTACGTCAATGTAGAACACACGTCTTTCTGGTGCTCTCTGTGTTCTGTATATAATAATAGCATCTTCCAGTAATTCTTTTTGTTTGAAAACTTTAAACACTGCTTCCAACAATGAATTTCCAAATGGAAAATTGTTGTCCAGTCCTTCAGATAAACTTAAATGCACAACATGTTCTGAATCCACTGCAATTTCTTTCATTCCTGTGGAAAATCTTGAACCTGATGATGTTGCGTAGTCATGACCACTTGCACCTACATAACCTCTTGCTCCGCCAGTTAAGTATCCTGATCCACCGCCAGTAACATTACCGTTTGTTTGATATGGCGTTGTTGCAACCATGCTTTTAAAATTAAAATTTATATCTTTGATGATGTATTGCTCTGGAGTTTTTCCTGTGCTTTCATTCACAATAATTTTTGTAACTTTTGCAGGATCAACATGGAACCATTTTTTAGTTTCCGGATCTCTGATAAAAAATGCATCGCCGTATTTGAAAATGTTACGCAGGATCTTAAACATTCTTTTGTTAAAGTCGTTTAATTTTGTCCACTGTTGTAGATATTGTTTTAAAATCTGTACTTCTGAATTGGTTGCTTTCTGTTTGAAATGCATCTTGAATGATGTATTGTTGTTTGGATTTTGTTGTGTACAAAATTCTGCTAGGATATCCAAAGCCGCATTTACTTCGGAGTCAAGATCCATTGTGTTGTACTGTCCGTATCTTTCGATTCTGTTTGGTGAACCTGTGTAAACGTCAGGAAGATATGATGAATAGTTTGTTTTTGCCGGACCTGCTGTTCCAGATGATGTTGATCCCATTGGCGATGATGCACCTGTAACATCACTGCTTGTTGGAACCTGTGTAAAATATCTTTTCCAGCTCATTCTAAATCCTATGTGTTGTACACGTTATTATTGGCAGTTTTTCTTGAAATCTGTTTGTTACTGTTGCTCACGTCTTCCATTACCAACTTAATTTCTTTAAGCAAAGTACTTATCGAATCCAACTTGTCTGTGCTGTTTCTTCCGGTTGTTGTAATTGCTCCACTCATACTCGAATTAACTTCTTTAAATGCATCTGCTAGTGCTTCTAACTTTGTAGTATACACGGAAAGTTTGTCTTTGTCAATATCATCCAACACATCTGATATAGTTTTGGCATAAATTTTTAATCCTGACACA